AATGTAGGTACTTCAACAATGCCTAAGAGAAAGAAACAAACCTACAAAGCTTATAGAGGGCAAGGGAAATGAAAGTAGATATATCACAAGTTACATTAGATGTAATAGATGCAATTAAAGAAAATAAATCTGTTAGTTTTAAATATGGAGGTCATGATAATATTAGAGTGATCAAACCACAGGGATTCTATGGAGACTTCACAGGCTTTGAAGGTACGGATGAAAACACAGAAGAAAAAGAGTTTAGACGTTTTGGACTTAACAGAGTTAGTGAATGGTTAGGTGCAGAGAATATCTGTGTAGTTCATATTGAACCAATAGCATTTACATTTCATCCTACTTGGTCGGAAGTCAAACAGAGATTACAAGAACTGATAGACTTTGAAGACTTAGAGTATGGAGTAGAAATAGTAAACGATGAAAACTACAGAGAAACAGACGGAACAACTGCGGAAGAACTATGAACATATTTTATTTCTATGATAAAGACGAAGCTGATAGTTTTAAAAAATCAGCACAAGCACAACCTGATAAGATGCTAGTGAAGATGCCATTGGAAACTGCACAGATGTTATGTACTGCTCATAGAGAGCTTGACGGTGACAACTATGCAGATGCTAATGGACTTTACAAACGAGCATACTGGAACCATCCCTGTACGATTTGGGCGAGAGAATCTAGTTCAAATTATATGTGGTTGTATGAACACTTTTTAGCTTTAGGTGAAGAGTATAAATATAGATATGGTAGAGAACATGCAAGTATAGTTAAACTTGCAAAACCTTTACTATGTAGACCTGAGAATATCAAAATAGATGCAATGACATTACCGGCACAAGCTATGCCTGATGAATACAAGCATGAAGACCCCGTTGTTGCCTACCGTAGGTATGTTATCAATGAAAAGCATTACGCTAAGTGGGAAAAAGGTAGAGCTAAACCTGAGTGGTGGACACATGACTGAGTATGATGTACATAAAATGTATGCTGATCAACAAACAAAAGATCAAGTGACTTCACTACATGCAGACAAAGGAGTTCTTGAAGTGAGATATGCAGACGGAACGAGTGAGATATTTAAAAAAAGAAAACTATTAAAAGGTTTTAAATTAATTAAAAAAAGAGGTTGACAATATTATTCAGTTAATATATAATTCACACTTTATGGAAAAGATAAGTAATACAGAATTTAAATTATCAAGAGAACAATACTTGAAGTTAGGTTCGGACTACAACATTCTTACAGATATGTATGAAATGAAATTAGGACATGAACTAAGAGCAAGTGGTTCTGATTTTATTCTAAAGTTTTTAGATGAACAGAACTTAGAAATGTTCATAGGCTACATTTATAATCAATACTTGAGGGAAATCTAACCTCCTATGAGTTATACTACTAACGCATGTAGCCCTCACTATACACCTAAACAGTTAGATAGTAGGTCAGTACAAGCTGATGTTAGTTTGAGGTCTAACGACTCACATAAAACCTCAACAGTTTCTAATAAAGGAGAAATACTATGCCAATAATTGGAACAGTACCTGTAAATTGGGCACAGGTTAAAACACCCAATAAATATGGTGAGTACTCTGTTACTCTTTTAATTGATGATAAGACTGCTGAGAGTTTTACTAGCAGAGGTTTTAGAGTCAGAGATAATGATGGACAGAAAGAACTCATTATCAAAAGAAAAGTAGCAAGAAAAGATGGAACTCCTAATCAAGCTCCTAAACTTCTTGATGCTAATAAAGAACCCATGGACGTTGCAGTAGGCAATGGCTCTAAAGTAAATGTCCAATATAGGGAATGGGAAACTTCTAATAACTATGGTGACTTTAAAGGACTTGATCTACAAGCAGTGCAGGTCGTAGACTTAGTAGAGTATACTGGTTCTGATGGAAGTGAATTACAACCAATAGATGATGATCTGGAGTTTTAATTATGAATGACGAAATAAATAACACAGAAAACAAACCTTTTATAACTATTGATGGGGTTCAGATTTTTGTAGAAGACTTACCTGAAGAAGGACAAGGAGTATTCGGAAGACTGCAAAGACTTAATTCAAAAAAAGTTGATGCAACTTTAGACCTTGAAGAGATTCAAGCAGGCATTAACTTCTTCTCTGGCAGAATTGTAGATATAGTTAATAACGATGGACAAGACCCTACAGCAGAAGATGTTGAAGTGGTCGAAGAACTATCTGAGTCTAGCGACTCCGACTAGTGTGCCTAAACTCTCCAGTTCCTAGAGTGTGAGTATAATCTTAGAGTAGGAGCAGGTTGATAGACCTCCACAAAAAACTATCAAATGTAGCTAGGTGGGAGCGAGCTTTTGTAAAATCCTGTACGTGGAAACATGATAGAGGTTAAGGCTGAAAGTAAATAAGAACTAAACCGCCATGCACTACCTAGCTATATACTTTTAAATAATAACGTGAGGGAATCAATATGGCATTTATCAAACACAAATTATCTTGCCCTTCTTGTGGAGGGAGCGACCCTGTATCTTTGAATGAAGATGGATCAGCAAAATGTTTTAGTTGCGAAACTTATTTTCTAAACTATAATCAAGCGATAACAGGAGAGGAAGTGACACAGAAAAAAGAGACACCACCAGTCAATCCAAATGGTGGCGACTACGTAGCATTAACTGATCGAAGAATATCGGAGGCAACTGCTCGTAAATATGGAGTGAAATCTATCCTATCTAGCAATGGAGAGATTGTTCAGCATTTGTATCCATATTTCAACAAACATGAGCTATCTGCTACGAAAGTACGCTATGTTCGAGATAAGAATTTCTCAGTTCAAGGCAGTTTTGAAGGTACTGGATTGTTTGGAGAACAGATTTTTCAGACTGGAGGTAAGTCAATTACCCTAGTTGAAGGTGAATGTGATGCAATGGCTTGCTACGAATTGATGGGTAGTAAGTGGGCAGCAGTTTCAATAAAGAGAGGTTCATCAGGTGCAGTCAAAGATGTAAAAGAAAGTTTAGAATTTCTTGAAAGCTTTGAGAATGTTGTGATCTGTTTTGATAGTGATAAACAAGGACAGGAAGCGGCTAAGAAAGTAGCAATGCTTTTCCAACCTAGTAAAGCTAAGATCATGACACTACCTAGTGGATTCAAAGATGCTAACGACATGCTTCGTCAGAACAAACATAAAGAATTTGTTGAAGCTTGGTGGTCAGCAAAAGTTTATACTCCTAGTGGTGTTATCAATGTATCCGAATCAAGGCAAGACTTTTTTGATAGAGTACAGAAAGAAAGTATTGCTTATCCTTGGCAAGGTTTAAACGACAAGCTATATGGATTACGTGCCGGAGAGTTGGTAACACTTACTGGAGGTACGGGACTTGGTAAGTCTTCTGTGACTAGAGAACTAGAACATTGGCTTATTAAAGAAACTACGGATAACGTAGGAGTTATTGCTCTTGAAGAAGACTGGAGAAGAACAGTTGATGGTATCTTATCTATCGAAGCTAATGCTCGATTGTATATAGATCAAGAACGAGAAAACTTTTCGCAAGAAGAGTTGGATAAATTCTTTGACATTCTTTATGATGGAGATAATAAAAATAGAGTATGGATACATGCTCATTTTGGAACGAATAGTATTGATGAAATATTTAATAAGATTCGTTTTATGATTGTAGCCTGTGACTGTAAATGGGTAGTGGTAGATCACTTACATATGTTAGTGTCTGCTTTATCCGAAGGTGATGAACGTAGAGCAATCGACAACATCATGACTAGACTGAGAAGTATAGTTGAAGAGACAGGAGCAGGCTTAATCTTAGTATCACATCTACGAAGAGTGGATGGAAACAAAGGACATGAGAATGGTATTGAAGTGTCTCTCTCACACTTGAGAGGTTCACAGAGTATTGCTCAACTGTCCGACTGTGTTATTGCTCTTGAAAGGAATCAACAATCAGATGATATTGAGGAATCTAATACAACTAAAATGCGTGTCTTAAAATCTAGATACACAGGGGATGTTGGATTAGCAAGTCACTTGCTCTATGATAGAGAAACAGGTAGACTGAGAGAAGTTCCTAAAGATCAATTTGAAGATGATGCAGATGAACTACTGGAATTATAATTAAAGGAGTATCATGAGAAATATAATAATTACAATTAGAAATTATATTATTTTATTTGCAAAATATTTTATAGTTTTCATTATAAAAAATAATCCTTATAAAAAATATGGTATTGAAGGTGATACATATTTAAGTGATGGAGTTTGGATGGCTGAACAAGTAACTGAATTTGATAGTTTATTAGAAGGCTGTAATTCGAGTTGGTGGGAATATGATCCCTACGATGGGCAATATCAAAATTTAAGATGGATATGGAGTGAGAGACATACTAATAGTCTTTATTCGCTACCTTCACTTCATTATAGTAATGATGATAAACAAAGAAAGCAAACAAATAAAATGGAAGACAATTTTTATGATTATTTTCATAAAGTTCAAAAAGAAAACATAAATAAAACCTTGAAAAAATTAGAAAAAAAAGGTGTGTTTGAGGAAAGTTTTTTTTCTAAAAAGGAACATGAACTTATTGATAAATCTTATTATGATTTAGAAGATTTACTCTATAAATTAAGAGAAGAAAATTATTGGAAAAGCGAACAAGACTATAGAGATTTGTCCTATGCCTTAGATGTAATACATGATTTTTATTATCGAAACAAATAAAATTATGAATTTAGTATTTGACATAGAGACAGACGATCTAAAGGCTACTAAGATACATTGCTTGGTGGCTCAAGACCCTGATACAGGAACACTATATAAGTATCCGCCGGATAAATTAGAGGAAGGTTATGCTTTACTTGAAAAGGCAGATAAACTTATTGGTCATAATATTATAGGTTTTGATATACCTATGGTAGAGAAGTTTGGTAATGTAAAACTTTCTCACAAACCAGTTGTAGATACATTGGTTATGTCAAGACTATTCAATCCGGTTCGTGAAGGAGGACATAGTTTAGAGAAGTGGGGGTTTCGTTTAGGCTTTAGAAAGATAGAGTTTGAAGACTACCTCAACTATTCAAAAGAAATGATGGACTATTGTGTTCGTGATGTCCAACTAAATACTGTCCTCTTTCAACACCTGCGTAATGAAGGTAAAGGCTTTGCTAAAGAATGTGTTTCTCTAGAACAAGCAGTAGCCTTAGTTATTAAAGAACAAGAACTTAATGGGTTTAAGTTTGATTCTAAACATGCTGACATGTTACTTGCGGAACTACGACAACTAATGCAGAAGGCAGAAGATGAAGTACATGAAGTGTTTAAACCTAAGATGATTGATCTAAAAGAAGTTCAACCTAAACTAAAGAAAGACGGAACACTATCTAAACAAGGACTGACTCCTGAAGAGTTTGAAGAAAGATCCCCCACCAACGACATCACCCCTTTTACAAGACGTAAGCTACAAGACTTTAATCTTGGATCACGAAAACAAATAGGAGAATATTTAATTGAGTTTGGTTGGAAGCCAAAGAAGTTTACTCCAACTGGTCAACCTATAGTTGATGAAACTACATTAGCTCGTATTGATTCTATACCTCAAGCAAAACTTATTGCTGATTATTTATTGTATCAAAAACGTATAGCACAAGTAGACTCTTGGATATCAGCATTAGATGAGGATGGAAGAGTGCATGGTTTTGTTATTCCTAATGGTACGATTACCGGAAGAATGAGTCATAGAAATCCTAACATGGCACAAGTACCTAACATTCATAGCCCTTTCGGTGCTGAATGTAGAGCCTGTTGGACAGTTGAAGAAGGATATAAATTAGTAGGTATTGATGCTTCTAGTTTAGAATTAAGAATGCTTGCTCACTACATGCAAGACGAGGAGTTTATAAATGAAATCATTGACGGAGATATACACACCCTTAATCAGAAATCTGCAGGACTTGAATCTAGAGATCAGGCAAAGACTTTCATCTATGCCCTCATATACGGAGCAGGAGATGCAAAACTTGGAAGAGTGGTTGGAGGAAACCAAAAAGATGGCAAGCGACTTAGAGAACAGTTCTTTGATAGTAACCCATCATTTAAATCTCTTAGAGATAAAGTTCAAAGAGCATCAGCAAAAAATTACCTCAAAGGATTAGATGGAAGAAAACTTTTAATTCGTACACAACATGCGGCTCTCAATACTTTATTACAAGGTGGAGGAGCTATTGTTATGAAACGTGGATTAGTTATGTTAGACTCAGTAATAAAACTAAATACACTTGATGCGAAGTTTGTAGCTAACATTCATGACGAATGGCAGATGGAAGTTAGAGAAGACCTAGCAGACTTTGTAGGAGAGTTAGCAGTCAACTGTATTATTAAAGCCGGAGAGTATTATAATCTTCGCTGCCCAATGGACGGAGAATACAAGATAGGGGAGAACTGGAGTGAAACACATTAAAGATACTAAAAGAAAAGGAGACTTTGCAGAATATTATGCAGTCACTTGGTTGTGGGATAAAGGATATGAAGTGTTTCAAAACTCAGGATGTTCTGGATTAATTGATATGATAGCTGTTGATAAAGATGGTACTATTATTTTAATTGACGTTAAAACTGCAAAACAAGATAAACGTAGAAAAAATAAATATGTTAATGTAAGTGGTGGAAGTCGAACTGAAGAACAAAAAAAATTAGGTGTAAAATTTTTAAGTTTTAATCCTGATACTAGACAATTAAGTTGGGTAAAACATAAGACATGAGAAAGAAAAAATTAAATACTTTAGTAGATGATATCTACAAAAAACTTTCTGTACTTGGCGAGGGTAAATCACTTAACCTATCTGACGAAGTT